AATCATGGGAGTCATAGCACCTGTGATTCCCGGCCCAGCATCAACCAATGCGCCAGTAGCAACCGCACCACCGAGGCAAGCCACCCGAGTACCCGGAACTGCACCGGAAAGTGAGCCGGAAGCCGCTGTCATATCGGCAACCGCAATAGCCGGGGTGGTGGACTGGAACCGGAATTTCAGGGTAGTCGCCTGAGCACCCGCATCCGTAACCACTTCTCCATAGAGCACGTTGACCTTGATCCGCCCATAGACGTTGAATAGGGTCTGCTGGGTCTGCGCCATGTAGGTAGCATTCGCCATTGCAGAAGTTTCGACTTCGATGCCGTTGATGACATCCGATGATAAATCCTGAGTTGATTGGCTATAGTTTCTCATTTTTCATCCCTCCTTAAAGTATGTTCGTGACGTATGCGCCATCGGACAAAGGAGTATAGCATATAACAAACTGCATAGCCCCGGTTGCGACGGTTGCTGCGGCACCGTCATTATTAATACCGATAGTCCCTGTTCCGCCGTTGGTTCCCACAATCATCTTACCCAAAGGCCAGAAGGAAATGCCTGCGGATGCCGTGATAACCGCTGCTGTGCCTACCGCATCGCCTTGGAGGGTTAAACGTGAACCTTTGGTAAGTGATGTAACTACCGCCGAATCCGCCGACATATTCGCTTCTGCAATCACCGGGGATGAGGATGTGAATACGTACCGACCCTTTGCTGCCTGAGCGCTAAAGGCAGTGGTGGCTTCCCCAAACAAAGCATTGATCCTGATAACACCATAGACGTTGAAAATAGGAACCGAAGTCTGCTTGAAGATGGTCGTGGAACAGACTATGATCCCGGTTTCCACCCTCAATCCAGCATTCATTACTTCGATTACTTCAACTGTTGAATTTGCATAACTTCTCATTTGGAGCCTCCTATTTCACCTTTTTGGGGGTGATTGGGGTCTCGGCCTCCACTTTAACTTCAGCTTCAACCGGCTTAGGGGTTTCGACCTTTACCGCAACTTTAGCAACTGGCTTCAATGCCTCCAGCGCGATTGCGATTTCCTCTTTTATCATCTTACGAACTAATGTTACATCTTCTTGGAACATTTTACCCTCCTTATATGAGGATTAAGTAATAGTTTAAGCAATCGTTTAAGCAACCGCCGTTACAGACTGGGGATACTTGTATCTCGCACCGCTCAGGATGCCAACAATCCCTGTAATCTGAGCATCACCGGCATTCGCAATGCAAAGCCTGAACCCAACGTGATTGGCAACAAGCTGGGTTGACTCAAGCTCAATCACATAGAAGATTCCAGTGGATACAGCCGGGGGAATAACGCCGGTAACATCATCTACCGCAACCGCTGCACCAAGAACATCCCAATTTGTAGCACCTGCGATAGTCTCGCCCTTGTAAACGGTGAAATCAATGGCAGTATTGGTGCCGCCGCCACCCAGTGCGCTACAGGATTCGATGATAATTACCGCCGCCGCACGGGAAGCAACACCAATGTTGACAATAAAACTCAGGTGGCTGTACGCTTCCATATTGATAACGCTGGTCGTAATCGCACCACCCGTAATGTTACGCGGGTAATAAGGTACGACATGGCCTTCTTCCGCAATGTTAAATCCACTCATGGTTATCCTCCTAAAGGTGGTCATAATGGGTAGGGATTGTATCGCTACTCACCCTACCCAGTTAAGGGTTATTGAAAGTTACTTCAAGCAAGTGCCGGACATATTGCTCGCGTACCGGGGTTCGAGAATCGCACTGCAATGGCCAATACCTGCCGTAGCTGCGATTGTGCCCGTAAGCCAGTTATGACCACTCGCCATCGAAGAAGCTCTTACTTCAACAACAACCATTTTGGTTGTGCAAGTTAGTGCCAGTGTAGTCGTAATATCCTGCCACGCACCAAGCACATCACAACTTGCCGCACTTCCCGCTACTGCTGTACCAATGGCCGCGCCACCAAGAGCTGCCTTTGCGATAACCGCAGTCGTCTTGGCACCTTCAGTGGTTCCGCTTGCGAACGAGAAAGTTACATTGCCAGTCACCGCGCCGAAAGTGAAGATGAAGGTGGCCTTGTGGTAATTCGCCATGTTGATTGAATCGAGGTCAATACTGGCACCAAAATCGCCGTCGTCAACAAGAAGCGGTACTATTTTTGCTGTTTCTGAATACATTGTGTAATCCTCCTTGTAAAATGCCGAGGGTTTAGTCACCCGGCCCTGTGGGTTAAACTGCTGTTACTTGCCTTATCTGCCGATCCGATTGGATACTTTCATACTTCAACCGGATTATCTCGCCGTAGCCTGCTTGCCAGAATTCACGGTTATAATTCGCTCGGCAATTACAACTGTTGCAAAGCGTAATCAGGTTAGTGGGTTCGCAGTCCTTCTTGTCGTAATTCACGTGGTGAATCGTCAACCTGTCACTATTCTTCCTGCACTCAGGATTCTGACAAGTAAAATTATCCCTCTCCCGGATACCGGCTTTGAACCGTTTGTCAATCCAAATTGGCGCGTAAGGCTCAGAAGAAATTCCACCTTGCCAATTTGGATTGTTTTCACCACCCATATCCGTTCTTCCGAAATTAGGATTTGCCGTTCCTTGTAAATTTTCAGATTTCCACTTACCGTAACACCATTGGTCACAGTAAGCATTTTCAAGAACACAACTTGGAAATCTAAACAATTCTTTACCGCATTGAGCACAAGGAACTTTGATTTTCCCACCTTTCCAACTTCCATGAGTCTCGGGGCGACGATCACCCTTCTTACGATTACCAACTTGAAACTTTCCCGGACGAACAGGTATTCCGAACTTCTTTAGTCGCCAAGGAATTCCCCCATGTGTAGGAAGTCCTAACACGTCCGCACATTGACGGACGGTTAGGTTCCTCCCAACATAAAGTTCTTCAAGTTGCTGTTTCGTAATATCCACAATCAATTCCTATGCCCTTGTAGCTAAGGCCACGAAATGACTCAAGGTTTCGCTTCCCTTGTAAGGCGTAAGTGCAGCAGCCCTTACCGGTTGCCCATCGAGCCGGAGCAAAAATCTGAAGACGCTCTCTGCGTATTCAAATCGAACATGCACCGACATCGCACTCTGAATGCCTCCCTTTTCGGCCAGTATATACCCTTTGCTCAGATCCGCAAGGATAATATCACCAACGGTACCGAGGGATGCAGCTTGCTCAATCGGGACTACTGGACGACCCAGAAGGGTTCCATAAGGAGCCTGTGACAACCCGCCCGGAGGAGTGAATACCAACTGTCCACCAGTGCCAACTGCGATACTCATGGTATAGAGCTGCGGCAGGGTGTTCTGATTAACGTACCACACGGAGTTCTGATACGAGGATGCGAAGATGCGCGAAGACATCTTAATGACATTCTCTGCCACAATAGTTGCAGCCTTCTGTCCGGTTTCTTTGGAAACAGACACCAAACATCCGGCATTCAGGATGCCAAGGAACTGTCCTGCGCCGGTTCCGTTGATGATTCCGTCATCGATCTGGAACCCGAATTCGCCGTTGAAGGATTCGCGGATAATGCCTTCGAGCTGGACAGAATCCTGAAGGTTCTCATCGGTCGCATAGCAGAGGCCGGTAAGTTTCTTCAGGGTTAGTTCAATCTGGCGGAATTTCGGTTTTTTAGTGGTGAACTGATCGGCTTCACCTTCCCAGTAGGAAACCACACCACCGTAACGGGTGGACACACGGGATGTTTCGTCGATACCGTTAATCTTGGTCGCATTGGAATTGCCGGAAATCGTGATTCGGCGGCACTTCGGGGCCAGGATGCCGGTTGCGATTACGTCCTGCAATAACTCTTGTGCGAAATCGGTCTGGACAAGGAAGCCGCCCTCGCTGGGTACGGTCTCGTTCAGGCCGGAAGCTGCATTCCACAGCCGGGGATCGACATTCTTGCCGGGGAGGCCAGCGTTCATAACCGCTGCCATCTGCTCACCGAGGGAGTTGAATTTGTCTTTCTTGTCGCGCAGATTCGCAACGGTCTTGTCGCGCTGGATGGTAACGGACTCGCCACCTTCCAGAAGGCTATTGACGCGATCCTGGCGGCTGAGGGTAGCGATGGTTTTGTTAAGCTCTTCGACCGTATCGAAGATTTCGTTTTTGATGTTCAGCTCGTCATCGGTAAGGTCGCGGGACTCTGCGATTGCCTTAGCGTCGATATCTGCCGCTTTCTTCATGATGGATTTGATGTCCTCTTTGTACTGGGTTACGGTTTTCATGGCTATTACTCCTTTTGGTTATGGGTTATTTTGATGGTGCTAACATTTCCGCACGAACCAGCAGGTCAGCAATCCGGTCTTTCTTTCTTGGTGCCGGTGCAGGCGTGGGCGGGGGTTCAATTACTATTGGTTCAACTACTGCTACAGGCGCAGGTACTTCGACCTCACGAGGAAGTGGTTCTGTAGGCGGAATGGTATCAATAGGATCGGCGTCAACCGGCTCAACATCACGAAAAGCCTCTGCGAACCCTTTTGATAGCACCACCTTAGCCTGCTTGATACTGCACCCAGCTTCACGGAGGGAGCGTTCCAAGTCGGTAGCTGTAGGGGTTGCTTTATGTTCTTTTAGTGTTTCCGGTATGTGCTTGAACTTGGCCTTGGACATGATGGGTATGAATTTGGCACATGCCGCCAAGTCCATAGACTCGGTAACATCGTCGATAAATCCGAAATCCATTGCCTCTTGGGCCGACATCCAAGTTTCTTCATTCATTAAAGATAGAATTTCATCATCTTTCATGCCGGATTTGGAATTGTAGGAAAGGATTAAAGACCCCTTTATTTTATCAAGGAGATCGGCGGTCTTCCGCATCTCTTCGGAATCACCCATTGCGAACCCCCACGGATTGTGAATCATCATGAGAGCATTTTCAGCCATGTAGATTTCATCACCTGCCATAGCGATTACTGAGGCTATAGAAGCTGCCAACCCGTCGATATAGGTGGTGACGTTGGCTGGATGCTGCTTAAGTAAATTATAGATAGTAATTCCTGAAAAAACCTCACCGCCCGGACTATTGATATGGAGGTCAATCTGTGGTGATTTAATAGCAGCTAACTCTTTCTGAAACGATTTAGCGGTAATTCCACCACCCGACCAGAAATCTTCGCCTATTTGCTCATATATCCATATCTCCGATATGTCGGCCTTGTTTACGATATTAAACCATTTCTTCATGGGGTTGCCTCCTTTGGTGCTGCATTTGAATCTGGTGCTGGCTGCGCTGATTTTGCTTGATTAGCCAGCCATTCGTCTACTTTGGATAATGGGATCATGTTATTGATTGCTATGAACGGCTCGTCGGCGTAGGGATCGGTAAACGGGTCCATATTCTCCTTGCGCCGGATGTCGTTGATCGTCATGCCACCGATGCTTGCCATTGTTTTGTAATATGCAGCCCTAACCGCTGTGTTTGCCCGCAATAGACCGTCTACATTGTGCTTGAAATAGTAGGCTAATTTCCATTTCTCGGCTTCGGATAGCAATTGCATGTCATAGGACTGCTCGAAGCGGATGAGCCATGGGAGGATGCAGTCAATATAGTAGGATGCCTGCTCGGACTCGATATTGTTGTTGGTAGCCCGTTCAAGATTTTTCAGCTTATGTACTGGGATATGGAACCACCTTGCAACGTCTGATACTTGGTACGTCCTGCTCTCTAAAAACTGGCTATCTTCAGGTGGCACCCCTACACTTTCGATCTTCATGCCTTCTTCGAGCAGCATGAGCCGGTGCGATTGGCCTAATCCGCTATAAGTTTGCGTAAGCGCGGTTTGCAAGTTCGACTTGGTGGTAGGGTCGAGCTTCGTGGGGTGCGAGACAATAACGCCGGGATGGGTGCCGGAGCCGAAGTACATAGCCCCGAAAGTTTCCATTGCCATTCCTAAGCCGATTGACTTGCGAGCCATGTTAATTACACTATAGCCTTGGAATCCATCAAATCCTAAGCCGGGGATGTGGAGAACTTGGGCGCGGGTGAGGGGGATTTCTTGGCTATCTACCCGGATATTGTAGATTAACTCGCCATTTTTCATCTCCATGCGCACGCGGTTTGGGGTGATCGGCCACAGCTCGATTATTTCACCGTAGCCGTTGTAGACCTTCTCGGCATAGGCATTGCCCCAAGTGAGTGCATGGGCGGCGAGCACTTCACGGCCTATTTGTGCGGTCATGTACTTGTTGAACTCGCTGTGCATGATGCGGAACAGGCGTTTATCGGTCGCTTGGATGGTTTTATTGGCATCGGAGCGGAGTAAGTGGAGGGGTAGCGTGGATATGGTAGCGGAGATTTGGCCAACGGCGTCCCAGACGGCGCTGTACATCAATGCGGAATGCTCGGATACTTCTTCGCCGCTTACGGATTGGGAAGCCAACATATTCCATAGCGAGGTATCCCATGCGCGGGGGTCGGTGA